GACCCTTTGACCCTTTGACCCTTTTCTTCTTTTTCATTCCGGGTCTGTGCCTCCTATTTTGAAAACGTCATAATTAATATTCCTGCCGCCGTTCTCGGCCTCTAACAACGCGCTTATGAGATGAGGCTCGCGCCTGCAAAGCTCGGCCAGAAACGCTATCCGCGCCTGCGGATTTGAGCCTTCGTATATCCTTATAAGTTTTTCCATTTCACAAATGTTTTCTAACCCAGGCCAGCAAGCCCAAAAGCAGAATTGTTGCCGCGCCGATTATCATAGTTGTCGTAACTGTCTTACAGGCCGTTGACTTTACTGAATTGGAAAACTGCATAACTCCGTCTATAAATTGATGGTGCTCAAAATGTTTTTCACGCTCAATAAAGAACTCGCCGAGTCTTTCCTGCAGGGCTTCATGCACGGCTTCTTTGATGAGTTCCTTGTCAGGCATCTTTCCCTCCGATGAATGGAATTGTGGGAGAAAACTTGTTCGCTCCATAGAGAATGCCAATGACCCCGCCGAGGGCCGTTATAAGCCCTGCCACTGCCACAGGCCATTGAGGAATTTTCTTTGTCTCGAAAAATTCATAGACCGCAAAAAAAATATAAGTGTTCACTATCTCGAACATCATGAGGACGATGGCAGCAATCATTACCTTTGCGATTGACACCTTCCCCGAATCATCAAGAAAAATCTCCGGCAGTCTTTTCAGGCAGTTTTTAATCGTCATTATTCCACCCCTAAAAATTCGGTTAGCCCCCGTGCGAGGGATTCCGAGATTACGGAAATGTTGTTTTCTATGAATTCATGGTCTGAAGGATTTGATATAAAACCGACTTCAACCAGGCACGCCGGTATCTCTTCCGGGGCTTTAAGCACCGCAAGCTGCCGGACATCCTGCTTGCATCTCCGGTCTGAAAGCTCCGTGTCTGTAAGGAGATTTCTCTGGAGTATTGCCGCAAGCAGATAGTCGTTATCGTCCCTGTATATCGTTTCTATGCCGTGCGCCTGCGGGTTTGTCGATGCATTACAATGGATTGAGACAAAGGCATCGAGTTTGACTTTTGAATGGATGTCCTTAATATTTGCGAGCCTCTGTGACGGAGAAATGTATTGGCTTCCCCTGTCTCTGGTGAGGAATATATAGTAGTTGTCTCTAAGCAGATTTGCCATCTGCAAAGCAATCTCAAGCGTAACGTCCGCCTCGCGGAGATCCGCCGCCACTGCGCCGGGGTCTGCGCCGCCGTGCCCTGCGTCAAGTAGTATGTTTTTCATTTTTCAGTTCTCCCACATCGGCGTGCGGTAGAGGATTGAAAACCTCACCACCGCCTTTGCAGTTATGTTCTGGTCTTTTTGCACCTGCATCTCGTCGCCTTCGGGCTGCTCTGACGCAAGCGCAAGCCCTCCCCACATCTCGTCAACTCCAATAGCCTTGTAAACATCCGAAAGCATCTTCCGCATGTCTGCGGGAGCGGTTGAGCTTTGCGCGTGAATTTCAATTTCAATGTTCAACCGCCATGTGAACAGGCCGATAACGTCAATGACCTTCTCAAACGAGGGGTCGCGGAATATCAAGCCCGGAAGCTCCGCGTCTGCAAGCGCCTTATCCTTCCACTCGAAGACGTTAGAGCCGAGGTTGTAGTTATAGCCGGAGGCTGTAAGAATGCCCTGAAGCCTTGTCTTTACCGCCGTGATTATGCTTTGCCTTTTGTTAGCCATTTGCCTTGCTCAGTATCAGGAGGGTCATCCCTGTGCCGTCAGGATGAATCTCTGTGATGTAATAGGTTGTTCCGCTTATGACGAGTGTGTCGCCGTGAACGGCACTTGAAACATCGGTTGCCTTACAGAGCGCCGAGGGCGCGGAGGCCTCCACGCCCAGAGACGCCAAAAAGTCGTTGTCAAAGATGACGGAGATGTTCGCCGAGACTGCCGCGTGAGAGAATGCGGCGGTTACACCAAAGTCAACAAGATATGCGCCAAGCTCCTCTGCGAACATTTACTTCATCCCGTAGAGGGCAATGCCGATGGTGTATGCCGGGCCCGTGCCGCCTATGTCGAAGTTTGCGCGGATGAACCTGCCTATCTCATCAACATTGATTGTTTTTTTCTGGATGCTTGCCGCTGCCGCAACCTGCGTGAACGTAACCTTGTTCGTATACGTCCGAGCGAGCACGCCGATAGTGAATACATCGGATAACCCAAACGCCGTTGCGCCTGCAGTGAGCAGGAAGTTTATCTGCGGGGATGTGAACTTTGTCCCCACTGTGGCCGTGCCGATGGCTCCTGTTACGCTTCCGACAACATCCGCGCTTGTCGCGCTGGTAAAGGTTACGGTTATGTTTTCCGCAACCGCGTCCGGCCCGCCTTCAATCTCAGTGCAGGTGCCGTCTCCTGTGCCGGTGTAGCCAACAGTGTCTATAACGTCCGCATCCTCGGCTGCCTGAATCTTTACGTCCATTGTGGGGGCTGTGCCTGCGGTGTTTAGAATGTTTGCGACAACCATGCACTCGCCTTTGTAATCCCTGATGTCAACGCCTGCCGCGTTGCTGTCTGCGGTGACGGACGCAGGAGTTTTTAAAACCTGCTGAACGGCTCCGCCTGAAAAATAATCCTCTTTAGGCATTTTCATCGCCTCCTTTTATTTCGGATTTTCTTTTCTCTGCGGCTTCGAGAACCTTCTCCCTTGTATCGCCTTGGATGATTTCGTTTATCTCTTCCTCTGACTGCGCGAGGGATATAAGTTCAAGCGCCTCTTTAAGTTTGTAGAGCAAGGGGTTTTTTGCCGCTTCACGGGCCGCCTTGGATTTTTCGGGCGTGTTTACGTTTTTAACCTTGCCCTGTTTGATTTTTATCCTCGCTTCTTTTTCGGAAAGTTCTATAACGTCTCCGGGTTGAACGTCAACCCCGTTTCCTATACAAAAGCCCCTTAAAACTTTTACCTGCATAAATCCTCCTTTCTTGGAAGAACGGTTCAAGCCGCGCGGCTTGAACCGTTTAATCCATTACGCTACTGTCGCGCCTGTTGCCTTGCAGAAGGATTCAGGATGTCTCAGAAGAACATCCGCCATTGCGAACATGGTGTATTCAATCATGGCCTGTTTCTTGAGCCTGTATGGGTCAACGGTTATCTCAATGCCGCCGAACATCCCTATAAGCAGGTCGGTCCAGTTGCCGAAGATTATGCCGTGCTCGCTTCCGGCGCCAAGCGTGCTTGACACCTGATTGCTTGCGATGGCGCGGTAACCGCCCATCAAGCCCTCGTCAATTCTGCCTGTCCATATCATGTCGCTGCCCGCAGAAGAGGCGACAAGCGTCTGGAGCATCTTGCCTGCCATGCCGGGGGTTGTAACCCATCCGAGCGTGCCGAGGATTGCGTTGTCTTTGGCAACTTCCGTTACCATGTCTACGAGCTTTCCGAAGGTGGGCACACCGCCCATGGCCTTGCTGTTTACGCTGCTCGCGGAATAGATGCCTGTGGGCTGATTGCCGGAGCCCGTGCCGTGCAGCCCTGCGAGGTCAATCGCAAGGGAGATCGCGTTTGCGAGGCTGTCTCTGATATCTGCCTCTGCGTCAACGATGCTCTGAACCAGAAGTTGACGTGAAATGGAGCTTGAGCGGATGAGGCTCTTTGGAGACAGGGTTACTGTCTGATACGCATCGTCTGTATCGCTTGCATCGATGCCGGGGTTTTCGGCAACCCACGCTGCCGCGCCTTCTGAGGTTTTGCGCGGGAAGGAAATCGGGCTTGTAAGGCCTGCCCTTATCCTTGCGCCCAACGCCGCGCATACAGCCCTCTTCCTCAGAAGCTCTATGAGCTCACCGCCGAATACGGTGTAAACAAGCTCTGCTCCCGCCGTTGACGTGCCGCTGTCAAGGCCGCCTCTTTTTTGAAGCGGAATAACTATCCCGCCGTGGTCTCTGTGGTTCAGCGGCATTTTCTTTCTGAGTTCGTCTGATATTTCCGCCTCAAACGATTTAACGCGCCTGCCTTCCGCAATCTCAGCCGCCGCGCCTATCGCGCGGGCATAGGAATATTCCCTTGCCTCTTTTTTGGACATATCCACTGATGTGTCTATTGCCGTGTCCGCCGTCTTCCTCATTTCATTAAGAACTGCTGTTTTGAATTCGCTTACGGTCTTTCCCTCGGTTATGAACTTCTCGGCGAGATCTCTCGCGCCGTGCGCCTTGCCGATGGCAAGTATCTCTGCCGCCCTTTCTGCTTCCTGCTTTCTTGCTTCGTCCTGAATGACTTTTACTTCCATTGCCTTGTCCTCCTTTGTTTTTTTCATTTCATCTTTCATGGGGTTTTTGCAATCGCTGCGGGCCTCACAGTCCTTGCACTCCTCCATTGGTTTCATGTTCTCTTTGTTGTGGCATTCGGGTTTTTCCATCCTGATTGTTACCTCTCTTTCTTCCTCGCTCCTGCCCACGCCCACGTTGATGTCTGCGGGAATGGAAACAAGGGAAATTTCGTATGGCATCCACTTCACCGCGCGGTACACCGGCGGCCGGCCTTTTTCCTCTTTCTCAAGAATCATGTCGTCTATCACATAGCCGACAGACACATTCGTTCTTATCCCGTCGAGAACATCCTGAAAGATTTCCTCGGCCTTGGCGCTCCGCCCGAACCGCACGCTTGCGCGGCCCTTGCGGTCTGCCGTGTCGATCAATACTTCCTCAATGACCCCGACTTGATTGCTTGCGTCATGGTCTATCAGCAGCGCGCCCCCGCGTTTGAGGCGCTTTAAATCAACTGCTTCGTTTTTTGAATGGTCTAAAATTTCTGTTCCGAACCATCTCTCAACCGGCTCTTCGCTTGAGAAGGAAAGGGCGACCGTGCGCTTTTCCTTGTCAATATCGCCTTCTCTTACCGTAAAATTCCTGCTCAATTTTCCGAGCTTAATGGTTTTTTCCATTGCCGTCGCCTCCTGTTGCCGCAGACGCCATGTCCTCTTCCGGCTCTGCGGGGTTGTTTTCGGGTTTTTTTATCGCGTCAAGAAAAAAGGAAAGCCCTGAATCTGTAATCATCTTTTTTTCCTCTTTCAGTTCTTCAAGTATCTCCTCGAAGTCATCGCCCTGCTCGGCGCAGATTCTTGTCCTTGTCGTAAGCCCGGCGGAAAGCGCGGTAATCCTTGCGTTGATATCCTTTTCCGGGTCCACCCACTCCCACCTTCTGCCCTGCCATTTCGGAGCCGTGAGTCTTTGGATTTCCGCGTAAGAAAGATTTAATTCGCCCGAGAGGATTGCCATTTCAAGAAATGCAGGAAAGATTTCCTCAAGCACATTTTCTATAAACCAGCTTTGTATCGCCTTCCATCCGTCCCTTTCTTCGAGCAGACCGCTTCGCAACGACGAGAAGTTCACGCCTTCAAGGTCGTTGGCTAACGAATTGTATGAACAGCCCAGGCCTGAAGCAATGCCTCGCAAGGCGGCCTTGTTGAACGGCGCATATTCCTGAGAGGG